ATTTACTTGTTCCATTTTTACAGGTTAGGAAAAGAAAATCCAAGCAATTACAGAAACCACTTATTTTAAAATAATATTTGTTTATTTAATAGCTGTTTTTATATTTGAAAAAAATAACAGCTATGGCATTAAAAACAGAATTTATTGATTTTGTCATTGAAGAATGGCGAAATGGTTTGAATCCTCCTGCTATTGCAAGGAAGAATCAACTGAAGTTGCATAAGGTTTATTATGCCTTAAAAAAGGTGGGAGTTTATCCAAAAAGGTCATGAAAGTTCTTGCAGTTAACTCAACAAAGTTCTTTGATAAAGATAGGCTGAACAATCAGATTCGGCTTGCTTTGATCCGATACAGATACACTAAAGGTATCTTTCAGATTGGGGACAGATATGAAGTGGATGGTACGATTAACTTGATTTTACATGACTAGAGAACAAATTATCGAAGAACTTCAGCACAGAGCAACGCTGAAATATCTCATGTATCTTGCACAGCAGGAAATAATGCTAGACAATTATGAGGATTGTACCTTTTTAAAGGACTATGATCACGATTTAACTGTTAAGCACAAGAACTTGATCAATGCTTTGAAACGTAATTCAACCAAGGCTTATAGATTCTTGCAGAACTATAAAGATGGAGAGGCTACAATTCGGCAATTCCATGATTTCGTAAGACTGTTCGAAGGGTTGCACAACGCGATAGATGCAGGAGGCGATGTGTTTCATGAATGCCTTAATGAGGTAGAAAAGGTACTTGTAAAACATGGGTTGAAATGAGAAAGAAAAACTTATTTACATTAGCATCTTTTTTCTGTGCAGTAGGATGGTTAGAAGTATTCAACATTAAGCCTGGATTTGCTTACGCTTGTTGGATACTAGCTATAATTTCAACTCTTTCATTTATTTACGGAATTTGTAAAAAAGATGATGATGATCAGTACAAACCTTATAATTTTAACAACTGATGGCTAGAGAGTTGCCAAAAACAAAACCTGATTATTCGTTAGCTATCAGGTATAGAAAAAGAGATGGTCAATGGTCTGATTGGGTTGATCATGGTAATGGGAAATTTGAAAGTATTGAACTAGTTCAGCTTCAAATGAGGATCATAGCTTCAACCAAAATAGGAAAAGAAAAGCAGATCAGATTTGAATGGAATGGGAAGCTGTGCGATTGGTTCGGAAATGAGACAGGAAAAGTAATAGAGTTGAAATGACACACGAAGAAAAAGCAGAAGCGGTAAATATTTTGATCGTTAATTTTATGCGATTGGATGAAGAAGGTCAAAAATGGTTTATGGACTATTTTGGATTTGTAAAGGTTAAAAAAGATGAATCAGGAAAAGTTATTGAATTGAGATAGTAAAATAGTCAGGTGGCGGAATTGGTAGCGCAGAAGCAAGACCTAAAAATCAAGCTGATATTACAGGTTCGAATCCTGTCCTGACTACAATAGCGTACATAGTTTGGATACATATTGGGTTCATTGGTTAAAGGTCTGATCGTTGGTCAGACTTTTTTTATACATTTACACCAAGATTTTATCATAGGTGTTATTTGTCAAAAAAAGAGCCTGATTTATGGTCAGGCTTTTTCATTTATAGGTTGGTTTAATCAGATTTTTCGATAGGTCACATAAGATATGACACCAAACACCAAGGCATAGGCCCAAGGTTGATTGAACTTTGACAAAAACACGAAGCATATCTGCGCAATAATTACGATAGCGCAGAATACAGTAATCCAAGATAGTACAGCCTTAAACTTGTCCTTCATTGCGCTGTCTCATTTGGCTTAAAGGCATAAAATTGACAGGAACCAAAGTATCGTTCTCGTCATAGTTCTCTTCGTAATCAAGTGCAGTTCTGATCTCCTTTTGGGTAAATACACCTGCGTTACGCATCCAAGCTACCAACTCTTTTTTGTCAGGCTGTAGTTCAGGATAATACTCAAGGTCTGACAGGTACACAAGGTTATCTTCAGGATACCATTCCTGTAGCTTCTTGGTTCTTACTTTGTCAAATCTACTGATTACAGGGTAAACAGCATTTCGGATGAACTTCAACACACCAACTTCTGAGTTAGCAACAACTCCTCCTGATTCAAGCATTTCATCAGGATATTTGTACAACCTGGCGATCTGACGTTCGATGTCTTTGTTCCATTCAATCAACTGAAGATCAATTGGAGATAGACCGATTTCTTCCCACCTTACATTAGCAGGTGTCACAAGAATGTCTCCTGCATTGTATACACCCATGTGAGACTTTCTGAAATGCTCATTGATATTCAATGCCTCTGTCTCATCAAGTTCTCCGTATCCCTCTTGACTGTTTCCTACAATCATGCCCGCAGGACTCATGTTCTTAAACAATGTTCCTTGAGCAATATCTGCATCCAACTTTTGAGAGATGATTTTATGAGCAGAACGAAGTGGAGATAGTCCCCAATAAGTATCCTGAATAGCGGTGCTTGATGCAATCGGATTGAAATACTTAATGTGGGTTATTTTTGACTTCTCAATGGCTTTCTCTCCCATGTATGAGATAACATATCCCTTCAACGGGTCTCTGTAATTTTCGCTGAAAACAGGCCTTACACAAGGTGTAGGGATTGACCATATTTCTCTTGGTATTCCTTTTCTAGCACCACCATCGGGAGACAGGTTGTATTCAATGGCATTTCCTAAAATCAGAAGGTATCCCATGCTTGCCTCTCTGAGTTCCTTTCCTGTCATGGTTGGATTTGGATTCTCAAACACATCAAGAATTGGGTGATCATAAAGCTGTTCAAATGCTTTTGTTTTCAATGCCCTCATCATTACTTTTCCTGTAGGAGATGTAGCATTTTTAGAGGCATAAAAATATTGACTAGCTGCCTTTTGATTTTTAATCCTCATGATCTGAGGAGGAGCATCTGATGCTTTATCTATAATTTCAGAAACCATCCCCTGAATGATAGGAATGGCTTTGTATGCTTTGTCTATGTAAAGTGTATCATTCTGCTCAACAGGAGACCAAATACCACCAATAAATGTCCACGTCATTCCTGGAGAATATGAAAACCCCTTCTTTTCAACTTTATCACCGAACAGCTTTTTTATTAAATCCATCTCAAGTGTTTTTTACTGTGGATATTCTGCTATTTAAAACGGCTCCTCTTTCAAGCATAACCATAGTGTAAATGTAAAGCATTTCATCAACTTCCACAGAATCAGTAAAATTCTGCAAGGTCATGTTTATTTGCTCATTATGATCGTCACAAGCCTTTTTATGCATCTCGAACAATACAATAGACAGAACTTCTTTATTGTGAGGATTAGTAGTCAATTCCTGTTCTAGGATCACTCCTAGCTTTCTTTTTACAGCAGGATAGATTGATGGAGTAAACTTCACTTTAAACTTTACACCTGCCTCTGTTTTGTATTCGTATGTCTGCATATTTAAAGATATGAATTATTACATTGTTTTTGCAATTGACCACATTCTCTTGATCTCATCCTGCTCTAGATAAACAATCCCTTTCTTGTCGCTAGGTAGTGGATAGAACTGTTCAATCGTTCTTGGCAATGAATCTTTTTTGCCTCTGAAAATACCTTTGATTGTGTAAACGATTAGCCTTACATACTCATCAGGTCTCCACCGCTTCCAAAAGTATCCGTTGCACATGATGGCATATTCAGCCATTGTCATTCGATAAAACTCCCACGGCCGAAGACCCATTTCACCAAAGGCATAACTCAATATGTCTTCCCACTTTACCTTGGAACCTTTTTTCCCTTCAGGTATTTGTTCGGTAAACTCAAGGAATACTCCTTCGGCCTCAAGGAATGCGATCCATATCCTGTTTTTATCATTTGGCTTTGGAATACGATCAAAAGAAAAATCAGGTGATTTCACCCGATCATAGCAAAAACCAAGATAGCCACAATAGTAAATCATGTCACATAATTCATTAAAGTCAGTTTGGTAAAATAAGTCAACAGCTTTTACGAACTCATCAGGATGAGGAAGTGGTGAAACTCCATCCATGATGAATTTGGCAAGTTCCTGCCTTGCATAGTTGTTGAATATGAATGACTGAATCATGTAAACACAAAAGCCTCAGGGTAAGAAACCTTACCTGAGGCGATTGACTTCTAGTGACAGTAAATTAGGACTGAGGAGTAGTATAAACGGCTCCGTTGCCAGTTATTGTTCCTGAGAACTGAAGGTAGTCACCTGCCGAAGTGGTTTCTGAGACATTGGAGATAAAAGCCTTACCTTGTCTGTAATAGCTGTTATCGTTGTTCCTGATTCTGAAATCAGTAACAGTTCTCAAGTCCCAAAGATCGTATGCAGTTTCGTAGCTTCCCTCTCCTGCTTCAGGATCGGAATTTGCGTAACCGCTGAAACTCATGTTCCATGTCTTCTTTCCTGGAAGTGTACTCTCGTATCCATCGTTACAGTCGGTAACAATAGAAACGGAGTTTGTGTCTCCATTAAAGGACTTTTCAGTTAGACAAGCAAGTTTTGTCCAAACCTTGGAAACCTCAGTTCCTGTATTTGCTTCGAGGATCAGTACCTCTGATGAAATTTCATTTGCCATTTTGACTAATGTTTAGATGATGCTAATATAATATTTTTTTCAAGATACAATACTTACCTGATGAACGTAAGTCCTTATGTTTCTGTAGACATTGTTAATCGAATCAGATTCACTCAACGGAGTAGAATTCGTAGTGTAGGTAGAATTTACTCTATATCCTTCGTCAGTATAGCCAACAGATGACTTGATTGCCGTATGAATATCTTCAGCTATCTGAAGTGATGGAACTCTACCTATCTTATTTTTCGATCCTGTGACAATATCAATGGTTACATAAGAAACCCACATTGGACAAGGTGAAAACCTCTCAATACATTGAACCTCCCTAAGAACTACAAACGGATATGGCAAAGTCTCAGGAATTGCATCCTCAACAAAGCATTCATACCCTAGAGTGCTTATGGTGTCAAAGTAGTACCTATGGATAAACTCGTCAACTATCATTTGATCGTTTCTCTTAAATTCTGAAGCAATATTTCAAACCTGCTTCGCAATGGCCTGAAGAAGAATTTTCTTGATCTGATACCTCCTGATTTGATAATTCCTGCACCCTTGAACTGAGAAGCATAATTGGTCAACCCTAATCCCGAAGTGTAACTTGCATCAAACCTAAGTATTGTTCCGAACTCCTGGTATGCGGCATAAGGAACATCTGCTTCGATTGTGTAAGTTGCTCCACTTTCAGTCTCTCGGTATTGTCCCTTAATTCCTCTGTTTAATGCGCCTGTATCAAAAGGAAAGTTAGGATTATTCCTTATCTCAAGAGCAGTCTGTGGCCCCCACTCTTTAAGTTCAGACTTCATTTTTTCAGCCAACTCATCAGCAATCTGAACAAGATTGATGTTGTTCTTTATCGTGACTATCATCTTGCTGAAGTTTCTACTTCGGCATACGCACGAACAGTTGTCATCCTACCCACACGATTGGTCGTTGGAAGCAAAGTCATAAACGTAAAACCTCTATAAATGAACTTATCTCCTGCCAAGATTGGCTTTTCGGGATTGTATCTGCACTCAATCTCAATGAGCATTTTAATATTCCTCTGAGTAGCCACCATTTCATCTGATGGAGATATTTCTCGCACCTTGACAAAGATGGGTTGCCAAACTACTTGTTCAGTAACTGTGCTTCCTCCTGCTCCATCGGGAGTCAAAACATCTCTGACAAAGTAACCTTTCTCTATCATGGGAACATCAATTTGCGGTAAGGTCTAATCAAATCCTTCCAACGATCAACTATTTGGCCTGTCTCTCGGTACCTGCTAAGAACTCGCTCTCTGTTGTTGAATGAATCCATCGCTTTCATCATGATTGCCTCTCTGATGTCATCAGAAACCAAAGAGTCATTAGTGATGAACTCTACCTCAATGTTTTTACCACCTTCAACAAGCAGATCGCCAAATACAGTAAATCCCGAAGTGACTACGTTTTCAACAGGAACCCAACTCAGAGGATAATTCTCAAAACATTCTTGAGCCTTGAACAAGACAGTACGCTTGCCCAATGATTTCTTGAGATACTTTTCAGTTTGAACTCTTGCTGATTTTAACAATCGTCCTGCCGTGAAATCATCAATCTGCCAATCGATACCCGCATATTCCTTGAAATCATCCAAAGTTACAGGTTCGATGTATTCAGATTCATCGGTAAATGAATAGAATATGCCCTTTAGTTTTAAAGGCACTCTACTCAATGCAAGTAAATCTACATTCTGATCGTAATCCATAGCCTCAATTTAAGAAAAAAAGGGAAGCATTTACGCTCCCCTTCTTTGTATTTAATTAACCAAAACTCAAGAGTGAGCAGCAAACTTCACGAATGCTGATTGGCTGTAGACCGCAAGAGCAACTCTCTCTTCGATTCTCATCATCAATTGGTTCTTCTCAGCATCAGTTCCGTTCTGTTCGAAGATTCTCAAACGAGGATTAGAACGAATCAAAAGCTGTGCTTGAGTCCAATCACCGATCAATGCCTGACCTGTGTTAAGATAAGAAGTTGAGAAGATTGGGAGATTCAATAGTCTCAAAGTACCATCAGTTCCCATAGTCAACACAAATGGAGTGTTGTACTCTTCTGAACCACCTGTTGCCTTCTGAAGAATCATGTTGGCATAATCTTGGTTTGATACAATGATTCCGTTTGCGCTGTAATGAGCATTCTTGATCTGAACCAATGCGGCATCAATCAATTTCTCAACGAAGATGGTCTTAC